CAATAAAAAACTGGCAGAACACCTCGGTGTTTGTGAGCGCCTAATTAGAGCGGTGCGTAATGGCCAACGATGGTTGGATAAGAATCCTCCCGGTAGCGTTGTTGAGTTTTCCCACGCCTCAGTAACCTCCATTACCCCCTTACGTGAGGCTCGAACCTACGGTCTTACCGTAGAGGAAGATCATTCTCATGTTACGGGGGGGATTGTCACCCACAACACGGGTCGTCTGTCCGCTAAAGACCCCGCATTTCAGACCCTACCCAAGCATTCGGCGTGGGCCAAGAAGTTACGGAAATGCTTCGTGGCTCCCCCCGGCTTTGTCATGCTTGGACCTGACTACTCACAAGGAGAACTCAAGATTGCTGCTTGTTTGGCCAATGAACCAACCATGATTGATGCCTACTCCAAGGGGATCGACCTTCATGCGGTGACAGCGGCAGGTTTGGCGGGGTTCAAGCTCGATGAGTTTATGGAGCTCAAGGAAGCTGACTCCGATAAGTACGACGAGATTCGCCAGCTTGGCAAGGCCGGTAACTTCGGCTTGATCTACGGTATGGGGGCAGGGGGCTTCAAGACCTATGCGGAACTCAACTATGGGGTAGCCATGACCATGGAAGAGGCAGAGCAAGCCCGCAACAAGTTCTTCCAGACCTATCCCGTTCTGTTGGAGTGGCATAAAGAGTGTAAAGGGTATGCCCGACGACATAAGCAGATTCATTCCCCTTTGGGGCGGGTACGCCACCTACCTTTAATCAACACCCCGATACGGGAAGTGGCGGCAAAAGCCGAACGACAATCCGTCAATTCGCCAGTGCAATCCACGCTCTCGGATATGTCGATGTGGGCCACGGCCATTATGGATCGTGAGTACGGCATGGATATCAATGGCTTCTGCGTCATTGGCATGATTCACGATCAGTTACTCGCCTATGCCCCCGAGGATGAAGCCGAGCTCTGGGCAGGGCGATTGAAAGAGGTGATGGAGAATCTTCCTTTCGAGGAAGTGAACTGGAATCCCCAGTTGAAGTTCACCACCGACATGGCGATTGGCCGTTCACTGGCTGATCTCAAGAAGTGGGCGAAACCGGGGGATTGGCAACCCTGACCGGAATTTGAACTCAAGTTCAATTCTTTGCCCCGATGCTACACTGACGAACAATTTTAAGGAGTGCTTCGATGACCGAGTTTCAACCCCCCAAAACCAATGCCTATGTGATCGAACGGTCATTGAAGGCCGATACCCAGATGGTCGTTTCCTCTGTCCCGTTACAGGTGGAAGACGTGTATGTCGATATGTACTACACAGCTTCCAACACCTCGGGGCGGTTGATCATGCCCCCCTTCAATCCGATTGCCCTCAAGAACATGGTTCGGCGCAATAACATTCTCCAGCAGTGTGTTGAAGCGATGGAGATCAATATCGCTGGTACGGGCTGGGAAGTTCGCCAGAAACCTGAGTCCGGTACCGAGGACAAGAAGGAATATCAAAGGCTGAAGGATTTCTTCACCGAACCCTTTCCGGGGATGTCTTGGACGACCCTGCGGCGGAAGATTCGTAACGATCTGGAAAGTACCGGCAACGCCTACATTGAAGTGTTGAGAACCGGCACCGGGGAAGTCGCTTTCCTGCGTCGGCTGGATGCCATCCTTATGCGAATGGTGCGTCTGGATGCCCCGGTTCCTGTGGAAAAGACAGTTATGCGGGATGGGAAAGAAGTCACTCTGACCCTGATGGTGCGTGAGCGTAAGTTTGCCCAGATGGTGGGGATGAAGCTCCAGTATTACAAGGAGTATGGGTGTAGTCGCCGCGTCAATCGAAAGACTGGAGAGTGGGTTGAAGAAGGGCAGAAGCTGTCCGCTGATGAAGTGGGCACCGAGATCATCCACCTGACTGTGACGGAAGACACCGAAACCCCCTACGGTTTGCCTCGCTGGATCAACAACACCCCTTCGGTGCTGGGGAGTCGCAAGGCTGAAGAATTCAATCTGGGCTACTTTGATGCGGGTGGATTGCCCCCGGCAGTCGTATTCCTCAAGGGCGGTAGCATGGCGGCAGATGTGGCGGACACCTTGCGGGGATACCTTTCTGGAAAAATCTCCGACAAGCAACGTGCAGTCATCATCGAAACCTACTCCAATGCAGGGAGCTTGGATTCCAACACCCGCGTGGATGTCAGTGTGGAGCGGTTTGGCTGGGAATCAACGCAAGACGCGATGTTCCAGAACTATGACAAGGCGGCTGAAGAGCATGTCCGTGCCGCATTCCGGTTGCCACCACTCTTTATTGGCAAGAGCCACGATCTCAACTTCGCCAGTGCCTACGCTTCCTACCTTGTTGCGGAGGCTCAAATCTTTGCCCCCGAGCGTCAAGAAGAGGATGAGCTCATCAACAACCTGTTGCGTCGAGAGTTCGGGGCCAAGAACTATGAACTCCGTGCCCTGCCTCTTAATGTCAAGGACGTGGCCATTCAGTTGAAGGCGATAGACCTCATTCGTGACCGCATTGACCCAGAGAACATGGTCAATACCGTGAACGATGTCGTGGGACTCGACCTTGAGTACGACGAAGAAACGTATGACTTCAACAAGACCATCATGAACAAGCGTCGGGCGGCGACTTATAGTGACAGTGCCACCGACTACGATGCGGCGGTCAGTGCTTCCGCCAAGTCGGAGGACGCATGACGCGACCTAACTGGGACGAGTACTTCTTGACTATGGCGGTAGCCTCGGCTTCAAGAGGGACTTGTCCTCGACGGCAGGTGGGCTGTGTCCTGGTCAATAGAGGTAATCGCATTCTGGCGACGGGATATAACGGCAACGCACCCGACGAAGACCATTGCATTGAGGTTCCTTGTGAACATGCGTTGGCCCCACGGGGATCAGGACTCAATAAGTGTCCTGCCGTTCATGCCGAAGTGAACGCGATTGCCTTTTGCCCCGACATCACCAAAATCTACACCGCTTACGTCACCCACTCACCCTGTGTGGATTGTCTCAAGCTACTCCTGATCTCTTCCTGCCAACGGATTGTGTTCGCTGAACTCTATCCGCACGCGGAGGCAAAGGACCGGTGGCTATCGGCGGGACGCGAGTGGATTCATTACCCTCTAAGGAGTGCTCATGGGAATTTATGAACTCAAGATCATTGGACTCGTTGGCAAGAAGCGGGTAGGCAAGGACACGGCGGCAGACGCCATTGTTCGAGAGCTCGGTCCTTCCTGTGCCCGAGTGGCTTTTGCTGATCCCTTGAAACAGGGTGTGTGCGGAATACTGGGCTTCGAGTCCGTCGAGAGTATGGAAGACAAGCTAGGCAAGGAATCCCCGATTACATGGCTCGGGGGAGTCAGCCTTCGCACGATCTACCAGACCCTCGGCACTGAGTGGGGGCGCAAGATGATTCACCGGGACATGTGGTTGATCCTNATNCACCAACGCCTTAAACGATTGGCGGAGGCGGNGTACACCACTGTCATCATCACGGATATTCGCTTCAACAACGAAGTGGAATTCGTGCGNCGACTTAAGGGTGAACTCATCTATATCCGTCGAGCGGAAGCCAAAGAACTGAAGCCTTGGTGNGTTCGCTTCAAACCCCATTCCAGTGAGGCAGGGGTCGTTCCCCTGGGCGNGNACTCAGTAATCCAGAACAACNGCTCACTGGAATCTTTCCGTCACGAAGTTTTGAGGGTCGTTGAGGCTTTAATATCCGAGGAGTAGCTTCTCGCTACACTCCTATGGTTGATTGACTTGATAGCCGGGAGTAGCCCTTCCGGCTTTTTTTAAGGAGTGATTTTCATGACCAGCACTATTGTTTCTTGGGCCATTAACTGGCTCATCGCACGATATACCAATTCAGAATTACGAGCAGCCGATGTAGATCGTGTAAAACGATTGATTATCGACCTTGAGACTCAAGCGATTTCAAAGGCTATCAAAGGTGAAAGAGCCCGAGCCCTCGTCTTGGAGATTGCCTCTGATCTTTCAGAGAATGTTGTTGATTGGGTGGTTAA